AACAGCTACACCAATAACAGGCTACACTCCTGTCTATGGCACTTTTGTTAATGGTGCAGAAATTAAAGAAACTCGCCCTGCTCCACTTTTAGAAAATCAACCAACTGTTGCTGGAGCCAAGAGGGGTGAGATGCCTTACATCATGGAGTGCATCGATCCTAAGAAGTCTTGTATGTTCTTCTTCACAGAATTTAATCCTTATAACCCTTATGACCAAATGGAAAAGACGTTGGCAGGAGAAACGTCAACGCAAATTAAAATCCGAGCCTATGGATATACAGATAAATCGGCGGGAAACTTTTTCCCTAAGTTTGGAAAAACTCACATCATCAAGCCCGAAAAGATTCCAGAAGATGGTACGAACTATATGTGCGTCGATCCCGCTGGGAGTCGCAACTGGTCTATGCTTTGGCTACGGGTTGATCGTGATGGGAATATGTACGTTTATCGTGAGTGGCCTGATCTTAAAACGTATGGTGAGTGGGCTGTGCCTGCTCAAAAGCCAGAAGGAGCTATAGGCCCAGCGGCAAAACCAGAAGGCAGAGGGTTACTTGAGTATAAGGAAATAATTGAAGAGCTTGAAGCTGATGAAAGCATCGAGGTAAGGCTTATTGACCCCCGAGCAGGAGGAAGTACAGCCGCAACTGCTGAAGGTGGAGAGACATTAATAGATTTACTTGAGGATATTGGATTGGATTTTTATAAGGCTGCTGGATTGCCTATTGAGCAGGGGTTAAGCCTGATAAATGAAAAATTAAACTATAACATCGAAGAGCCTTTAAGCGTCCTAAATCAACCAGCGTTATTTATTAGCGAAGATTGTGGAAACTTGATTGATTGCATGAAAGAAGTAACCGCTTCTGGAGGTGACAAGAATAAGTGGAAAGATTTTGTGGATTGTTTGAGGTATTTACTTACTTACGATCCTATCTATGTTGATGGGCAAACGTGGAAGGCACACGGTGTTGGTGGAGGATATTAATGAATACGTTATTAACAGAAGAAAGTGTGTTTATAGGATTTAAAGAGGCAGCAACCTCTTTAGGATTTAGTATTAGTTATTTGCAGAAACTTGCGAATGCAGGAGCTCTTAAAACGTATACTACTGATGGTGGTAAACGGAAATTATATAGAAAAAACTTAATACAAGTATTTGAATTAAATGAAAGATAAACTAGCAGAGGCTTCAGAGAAGCCAGATATACGGGAATTGCACGATGAATATCGTCGAGCAATTGGTGAAGGCTTCACATCGGAGCGTTTGGACTATTGTGATAAACAAAGATTAGCAGTTTGGGATTCTCAGACAAATGATTTTAAGAAACACGCAACAGACGAGGCACAAGCATTTCCTTGGGAGGGTGCAGCAGATACAAGAGTCAGATTAGTTGACTCTACAGTAAGAAGTCTGCTCGACCTTTTAATGGTAGCTTTTAGACGGGCTCAAGTTCGTATTAATCCTGTTGAAACTAGTGACACAGAATCAGCTTCAGCACTTAACACATTATTTAGATGGTTAGTGGGCTCAAGGCTGTACAACGAACTACAGCGAGAAGCTGAATTGTTTGGTGAATACGGATTAACTTACGGTTACAGCGTGATGTTTGTAGGTTGGGAGCAAACTCAAATTTTAAAACCTCAAAAAATTACACTTGAAGCATTGCAAGCAATGGCTCAACAGGGAGGTGAAGAAATTGGATTAACAGAAGACATTATTGAAATGATTCAAAACCCAGAAGCTGCTGATCAGGTTGCTGAATTGTTTATCGGTCTTGTGCCTAATGTTAAAAAGCGTAGAGCCTTAAAAATGGTTAAGGAACTTCGTGAAACTGGTGAGACAGAAATACCAATGCCAGAGGTTAATCGTAATCAGCCTGTTTGCGTAGCTTTAAAACCTTACGAAGATATTGTTTTCCCAGAAGAAACTTGTGAACTTCAAAAAGCCCGAGTTATTTACAGAAGAGTGTTAATGACAGAGGTTGAGCTTCGCAGCAAAATTAGTGATGAAGGTTGGGATGAAGATTTTGTTGAACAGGCAGTTGAAACTGCTGGAAAAACAACTGATCCAAACGGCATTAGTTTAAATGTAAACACATTAGGAAATTTACCTGATGATAATAAAAATTTAATAGAAATTGTTTACTCTTATACTCGGCAATTAAACGAGGATGATGTTGCTGGTATTTACTGTACAGTATTTAGCCCATACACAACTCAGACAGATAGTGAAGAACCTCTTTACGCAAAACATGAGCTAGTTGATTATGCTCACGGTCAATATCCTTTTGTTGAATACAGAAGAGAAAGGCCAAGCAGAAGGGCAATTACTGAGAGTCGAGGAGTTGCTGAAGTTAGTGCCTGTCATCAAGCAGAGTTAAAAGCTCAACGCGATAGCATAATTGACAGAACTTCATTGGAGACAGTCCCACCAATTCAATATAACAGAAGGCTTGGAATGGTTAACAATCTAGGCCCAGCGATAATGGTTCCTGTTTCAAAACCGGGAGATTATCAGCCATTACAATTAACAGCAGGAGTCCCTGCGACATCAATGCAGTGCATAGATATGATATTGCATGATACAGCAGACTATTACGGACTTCCTCATGGAAATATACCCCCGTTGACAACGACTATGAAACAACAAGCCCTAGTCAACAACTGGTTAGCCTCATGGACAGAAGTGTACCAGCAAATGCTCGCATTAACTCTGCAATATTTATCCCCTGATGATATGCAGAGGGTCACGGGGGTTCCTTTACAAGTCAGTGACCTAAACACATTGCCAGACTTTATAATGAAGTTTGATGCAAGGGATATGAATGACGATTATGTCCTTAAAAAACTTGAAGTCATTGCACAGCAGCTATTGCCACTTGATGCTGGAGGTTCAATTGAAAGAAATACGCTTATTAAGAAAATGGTAAGCAGTTTAGCCCCAGAAATGGCTGATGAAATACTTATCGATCAAGGCTCTGCATCTCAGAAGTTGTTCAATGAAACAAAAGCTGAAATTGTAGCAATGCAGGCAGGCTATGAAGCTAATTATCAGGAAAAAGACCCAGCAGCACAAAGTAAGTTGCAATATGTGCAACAACTTATTGAGTCTAATCCAAAAGCTCAGGGGCAAATGCAGGAAGAT